GATTTAATACGAGCGAATGACGATCGTTTATTGGTAATATTTCAGGGTTTAGTGGACGGAAAGCGAGCTATAGACATAGCGAGGTCAATTCCAGGTACGACATTAGATCAAGTGCGAAGGGCTATTGAGAAGTATGATTTGCGAAACCGAGTAGAGATAGCGAATCGTCAGGCATTAGACGCAATGCAGTTAGAGTTCAGTAGCGCATTATCTGTTCAGCAAATAAAGAGTATGAGTTTATTGCAGCCAAAGTTGGTACGTCTGAGCGAGATGGTAGATAACATACTTGAGCGAGCAGACATAGAGGACATAGACGCAATCAAGTATTTTTGTCGTTTATTGGAGTTACATGCAAAGATAACTGGTGCAGACAAGTCTAGTGGTGATACAACGAATGTGAATGTAGTATATCAGCAGGTAATGGACGCAGCGGCGAGGATAACGAGCGGTTCAGCGATAGAGTTATCGGAAGAAAAGATAGAGTTAATTGAGTAATGAAGATCAATTATTTATATAGTGATGAGGAATTAACGCCAGAATTTATGGTGCGAAAGATGGCTGAGTGGAAGGACGATCCATTCAAGTGGATGTGCGAGCAGGTATATACGATAGATGAGGCAGACAGTAAGAATCCAGTAAAGTTATTTCCAAAGTATCGTTATTTAAAGGAAGTGCTGGACTGTTATTTCGAGAATAAGGTAATAGTTTTATGTAAGAGTCGTAGAATGATGGCAACGCATTTATTCAGTACATTAATGGTACATCAATTAATATTCCGACCATACAGTGAGAATGTAATAGTGAGTATAAATGAGGACAGGGCTAAGGGTGTATTACAGCGCAGGTGTAAGGCTGTGTATGAGTTTTTGGACAAGCGTTTTCCGTATCCAGTATTGCGAGATGGTCAGGAGTTGCGAACGGACAGAATGAGCAATCCATATAATGGTGCTCAGATAACGGCATTACCTAGTGGTAGTGATAAGTGTCGTGGATTAACGATAACGAACGGATTTTATGATGAGTTAGCATTTCAGAACAACGTGGAGTTAAATTTAAAGTCATTAAAGCCAGCATTAGAGGGAGATGGTTGTCGAGCTGCATTAGTGAGTACTCCGAGGTTCGGGAGTAAGTTTCAGGATTTAGTTCAGAAGGTGCATAAGAACACTGATATGCGAACACGTATGCAGGGATTAGAGGAATACCGTAACGAGATGAACCAGCGTGTATTGATGTTGCATTATACGTCAGACCCATATAAGCGAACGGAAGAGTGGTATCATGCAGAGCGTTATGGTACGTTACCAGACGGAGATCCATTACCAGGTTGTAGTGGAGTAGATGTATACACATGGGATCAGGAGTACGAATTAAAGTTCACAGTACCGATAGGTAAGCCAGTAGTTCCAGAGGTAGAGTCGAGTACGCATTGCGAGCCATATTCAAAGGCAATGTATAATCCAAACAGGACAATGCACATAACGTGTGATTTTGGTCATTATAACAGTGTTTCATATTTTCAGGTAGATGAGTTAAGTCGTTGTTTAATTCATAAGGTTGTATTGGGTTGTGGTATAGAGACAGAGGAGTTTCAGCGATTATGTCGTGAGTGGTTAGCGGAGTATTTTCCAGGTTCAGTGGACAATTATGTATTGCATGGAGATCCAGCAGGTGGATACGGAAGTGGTCAGGGTCATGCGGCAACTGCATGGGACATGATGCGAAAGGTATGGGGTCGTAGTGTAATGGGAAGGAAGTCGAGTCCAGCGGACAGGGCAATGGCGATCCGTTTAAAGGCGAGTAAGAAGATTGGTGAGGGAATGGGTATAATGTTTCCTCGTGATTGTGGTGAGTTAATAAATTATGATGCTCCAGAGGAGAACAGGCATGGATTATTATTAGAGGGATTTCGTACTGGTTGGATATACAAGCAGCCAAAAGAGGGTCAAAACTACAAGGACTTAAACCCTTACAAGGACGGTTTTTACGAGCATATATTTGATGGTTTGGGATATGGATTTGTGAATGTATTTCCAGCAAATTTAGATGTAGCGAAGGAGATTCGTACGGGTCATGTACCGAGGGCGAGAAGAAAGCGTAGGCATTTACGATTATAGTGATATACTGATTTTGTAATAGTTTATTGATTTTAAAAGGGCAATAAAGATGAGTTTAGAAAAAAGAAACGATCAAAAGTATATAGGTGCGAATGTAACTGACATTGTGGGTGCTACTGATTCTGCTAAATCTTTATCGGCAGGTGCGGATAATTATGTTTTAACGACTATTAATTCAAACACTGGTGATTCAGGGATAGCAGTAGATGGAGCGACACATACATTAGTTCGCAGGGCAGTTTTAAATTATGATTTTGCAACAGATGGTGGAGCGCAGGGAGAGATATCATTGCGTGGTGATTCATTACCATTAAATGCTGTAGTGGTTAAGACTTTATATTATGTAACGACAGCGTTCACATCAGGTGGTTCAGCGACAATTGCATTAAACATTCCAACTGATGACGCAGCGGGATTATTAGCTGCAACGGCAATTGGTACAGCAGGAACAGCAGGAGCGCATGACGGTATACAGGACGGAGCGGCAGCTAATGTAAGTGAGATTACGACAGGTATTCGTTTACCTTCATTAACTGTAGGTACGGCTGATTTAACGGCAGGTGCATTAGTAGTATATTTAGATTATATAGTTCCAGTAGCGGACACATCTATTTAGTGGGAGAGGAAGGGCTGTTAATCAGCCCGCCTTATTTTTTTTATGAGTGATATAAATTATGCAATATTGAACGGAGTTAACCCAAGTGCTACAGGTACATTTACGGGTACGGCATATTCAACGGAAGATTTGCGAGATTTATCGGTAATGTTGTTAATGCCAAGTACGACAGGTGTAAGTGGTGATACATTAGATATATCAATTGAGGAGTCAGACCAGCGAGATTTTGCAGATCCAGAGCGAATACGAACTATAGATTTAGTGCCTATTAGTGGTAGTGTGGTGGGTCAATTTACGCAAGTAGTTGGTGGGACTTCGAGTCCAAATGTTTTATTGCAGCAAAAATTCGATTTAGGATTTAAGAACGTGAATACTTTTGTGCGAGTAAAGTATACGGTAGCAGGAACGCCAACGAGTTTTACTGATATAACGGTTTTATTATTAGCTAACAGGAAGATATAATGGGAACAATTATTGATTCAAGGAAATTAAGTAGTGAGCAATTAGAGTCATTAATGGATTACATAACGCCATTATTGGACATTACGAGTCATAATCAAGAGCAGGACACAAAGCGAGAGGCGGTTGACAGGGCGATTAAGCAAGATGACGAGATCGAGTATAGTGATTATGTCAACAACACTACTGTAAGGGACGAGGAAGAAGAATTTGATGAGTTTAGTAGTTTATACGAGCCATTATTATTAAAGTTGTATCGCAGTTGGGTAGTATTATCGAAGAACGCATGTTTTCCATTAGCTGGTGAGTGGATGGACATAAAGCGTAAGAGTTCTACATATTTCAGGCGTAGGGGTTTGCATGATTTTTTACCACATGCAAACGAGGCATGGAAGAATGTAATCAACACTGAGAATTATCGTTTTGGTTTTAAGAAGAAGTATTCAATTGGTTTAGCTGAGTGTATTGCTTATGGTAACACTGGTTGTGTTCATTATTACAACACTAGCGATCATTACATGGACATAAAGTTTCCAGGTATTCGTAACATCAGTGTATATCCATCAACAAACTTATGGCAACAGAGTAATTTAATTGTTCGTTATGATGTTCCATACACAAAAATGTTAAAGCGTGAGGATCTAGACCAGGAGTACATTTCAGCGATTGTTCCATCACAATTACGAGCTAAGAGTGATAGCAGTAATTTTTTAGAGCGAGGATCTACGAAGAAGCAAGAAGATTTAGATTACGAAGTTCCTTATGGTTGTGTTCGTAATTACGACATTTACATTCCATCTATTTATTTAAAGGGTAAAGATGGCGAGGAGCCATTTGTAGCGGAGAACGTGTATATAACGCTTGCATATCAGCCTGAGTTATTAGATGACGTAGAGTTAGATTTACCTGATAATGCGGACGGTAATTTAATTTTAAAGATAGAGGTAGATGTAAAAGAGTTCGATCATGGAATATTATTAGCTTCTGCTGGTACAACATTACCAGGAGTATTTTTCCATCAAGGAATGTTGATTCCATTTTTATCTCATCAAATGTTATTAAATCAGCAATTTAGTGCAATGGGTAGGGTAACGAGTTTATTAGAGGATCCACCATTAGAGTTAGTGCGAAGTCCAGACGCAGAGTACGATCAAACGCCACCAGAGGATTTAGTTCCAGGTGCAATGTATCGTGGTTTCAATGTTAGGGCAATAATCCCACCTGAATATTACCAAGTATTGGATCAATTCATAAAGGTTAATAGTTATGTAACTAACAGTGTAGAGAGTGGTTCAGGATTATCGAAAGCACAATTAGCTGGTATTACTAGTAGTAGAACGAGTGCAAGTGAGGTACGAGAAGCTGTA